AACAGCAGGATTTGACAGAGCGGGATTTTTTGCAGTCAGAGATTCGCTAAGTTGTTGATTGCGAATCAGACCTGGTAGCCGGCCTTCGGCTTGGGAGAGTGCTTTAGTGATACCTTGTTCGGCAATCCTAGTAGCTGCAACTGCCGCATTAGCGTAAGCTAATTGTGACATATTTTCCATTGCAGACAGCATTGCTTGAACTGCTTCAGGTCCACCTTTAGCAATTGCTTGCATTTGTTCCTGAGTAATAGAGGACTTAAAATCAGTTCTCCGGGCAGCTTCCAATACTTTAGTTCCATCTACTGTATAAAGCGGATCAGTAGTAACTTGTAGTGGTTTGCCATCAGGACCAAGTGCAGGTTGCCACAATGATTCAAACTCTGCGAATGGGGATTTAGTTGCATCAGCCCCGGCCGCAGTAGCTCCTGTCCCGTTAGTAGGATTAGTACCATTTGCGCCAGTTGCAGTAGTTCCCGCTGCGGGAGTTCCAGTTCCTTGTGGAATCTGGCCAGGTTGCTGCTGTTGTGCAGGTACAACGGGTGCAGTTCCAGGAAGTGAGGAATGACGAGCACCAGAACCAAACATACGATCAATAAGTCCACCAGCCATGATAATTACTCCTGTGATTTAGAAGAAGATTCTGATTTACGAAATTCTTGAAAAAGATTGGGACCTTCTGGTTGTTGTACTGCAACTGCAGTTTGATGCCTTTCATACTCATCTGTATTGATTTGCAACTCCATAGATGCTGACATTTCTAGAAGGAAAGAAAGAATCTGTAGTTGACCTTTAAGAAATGCACGTTGAATCTCTGCTTCCTGAATATCTCCTGGAGTAGCTGCTTCTACATTGAGAAGTTGTTCAGCAATACCACACTGTAAAGTTTGTATCTTTTTCTTTTGGAAATCATTAAGAGTAGAGGCTGAACGATTCTCTTGTTCAGTGAACTCCCAAGATTGAAATCTAGATGGGGCTGGGGTTGGCATCAGGATTCTCCTGTTTGTTTATAGTCTTCTGATATATCCTGCATTGCTTTATCTAATTCTTCATATAGTGGATTATCTATAGTTTCAAACATCACTGACCTCCTGAAACAGCACCTGCCATTTGTTGACCTAGCGGACTCTGTTGAGATTGTTGTTGATCAGAACTTGTTACTGAGGATGGGCCCCCAGGACTTCCACCAGGCCCGTTCTGACCAATACCAAACTGAGATGCTTGTGGCATAGGAGGAATAAGTGCCTGAAATTCTTTAACTAGTTGTGTGAACTGTTCAGGAGCAGCCGCTTTAATTATTGTGCCAACTCCTTCCATAACCATTTGCAGTGCTTGCTGCCAATTAGACATCGCAGTTTCATATGCAATCTGTTGTGGTGATTTGCGGAAATCATTAACTTTAGCTCCTTGAGTTTTAAGGAAATAAGTCATAAGAGCGCCAATGTCAAATTGTTGTGCTAGCGGCGATCCAGGAGTTGAAGCCATTTGCATAAATACTTGTAGTGTATCTGAATCGACCATCTTATCTGCAGGATTGAGACCATCAGCTAGTTTGAATTCACAAATAGATTTACGGAGTGCAATAGGATCAATAGTTACAATAGATTTCGATTGTCGATTATAGAGTTGATCGCCAGCTTGAAACTGCATGTTATTTGTTTTAAGAATTAGTTTAAGTCTTGAAAATACTTGTGCCTCATAGAGCATCGCAATGACTTGATCTGGAGCCTGCGCATGCGACATAATATCTGCATATTCGTGAGCTGATCTATTTCCTTTGGTGAATTGACCTTGTCGTGCAGAGTTTTGATTTACAAGTTGATTAGAGAGACCAGAAAAGAATTGAACAGACTGTAGAATATCTGGGAGCTGATTGTCGTTGAATGGAAATGCATATACTGCTTCTTGAAGTGGCTTACCGTAAGCTGCAGGACGCACTGGAATCTTAGCTGATGGATTCTCAGAATTAATATGTTTCTCAGAGACTCTGCTAGGATCATAGAGTACGCGGTCGGAAACTGCTCGGCGACGCGAGTGGATCATAGAATTCACTAGAGCACTAGAAACATCCTGATATGGACGTACATTCTGTGCTAGAGACTTTGTTTGATACATAAGTCCATCTTCTTTCGGTTGGCCAAAAAGTACTGGGATTAGATTATGTGCATTGGTTTGGCGTTCTGCGAAAATTAATACTTGATGGTTTACAATAATAAGTTTCCAGACTTGAGGAGTATTAGGGGCAGGTACTGAGAGTGAGAAATCAGATGGAATCAAGCGTGCATAAAGAGTTGTAACTTCATACATATTCTTATATTGTACTTTGTTTTCTCCCCCAGTTACTCCTGCCCACATCATCCAATCCGTAGTTGCTCTAGGATTTTTGTTGATAAGTGCCCACGGGTTAACCTGCGGAATGAAGTATGATTCAACACCACCGGGACTATACCCACCAGCTGAGAAACCTCCACCGGATTCAAATGCGGCAATGATATTTGCATTAATTTTATAAGGGAGTTTAGCGATAAATGTTTTGAGTTCCGTACGAGTATACAACTTAGTAGTACCAACAAACTCGCCTCGTTCCGGAATTTCTGCTGGAGTGTAGCGGGAATCAAAGAATATATTATAAGGATCCCATCGTTCAACGCAATTTCCAGACCATATAACTTCTTTTGGTTTTCCTTGCTTTCCACCATGATAGCCCATATCCGTTTCAAATGCAGGAGTTACAATATCTTGCCAACTAACTTCAATGGCTGAGAGATTGTATTTAAAACCATCCGCAAAGAATAGAAGTAGTTGACGAATCCAATTGCCCCGAGTTGCTTGATTGTCAATAATTGTTTCCATTTGCATTGCCGCATCCATGTTAGCTGGATCCGACACTACTGGAAAAAGTGGTTCACCAGTTAGAAAGATGGATGCTTGGTAAGCAACAGCATTCTCTACTGCGGGAGCTACAATCGGCATTGTTATATTTTGGTAGCGCGAAGGATCGCCATACATATTTGCAAGACGAGCTCGTATATTTTCCTGTGTATAGTCAATTTCTCTCATGAAAGCAAGATCAACTTGTCGTAATTGCTCCCTGATGTTCCATTGCTGATTTAGCATTTGGTAACATTGTTTATGAAATTGAATCAAACCTTCTTGCTGTTTCTTAGAAAGAAGTGTACTCATATTAGTATTAGCGGTCATGGCTTCTTCCTATTCAAATGTTTCTTAATCAGGGGGTGAATGGAAGATTTATCCATTCCAGATATATACAGTGTTTTATAGATTACTAACTTCCAATCATCACCAAAGCGTAATTTCATTCTCGATAACCAGATCTTAACTGCTTTCTCATCTGCGAAAACATTGGGGATGGTTAACATATGAAGATTTTAAAAGGGTGAGTTATGTTCTAATACTGGAATTGCATCGTACTCTTGAGATTCAATGATTGTATAAGACTCAATTAGATGCCCAAATTCTTCAATCATCTTAGGACCATAACAGAGACAATCTAGAATTCCATCTGTATTATCTCTTTTAAGTGGTTTAAACTGGGTGATTTGTAAGTGCGCTGGAGGCTGTGCATCTGGATGGATATAGAACTCCCCAGCTGCATATGCTTTTAGCATGGAAAGAATACGAGCATTTTTAGACATTGTACCTGTATACAGTTCCACACACTCAATTCCAGTAATTCCATACTGGAGACAAATGTATTGAAACCACCAAGCATAAGTTGCTTGATATGCTGTAGCTTCTACACCAACTACTCGCACACCATGCTTCAATGCCATCATCAGAGCTCTACGTATAGATTCTCCTGGAGACATTCTATCTTCATCAATTTCTCTCCAACAAGGTAATGAATCGTGTACTTCTGCATATGCAACAGTGACGGCATCTGAAGTTGGATTAGATTTAGCTGCAGGATCAACTACTATGAAGCGGCCAGCTGCAGGTTCATCCCAATCGAAACGAGGAACTGGAAGTCTAGATAAATCAATGAGATTATTAGAGGCCGCATTCTCATCATTTAGAACTTCTGCGAAGAAGATCTCTGGGTGACCAGCTGCTACATCGTTCTCAAATTCATTTAGTAATTGTTCAATTGGTTGTAGATCTTCCCACAAAGACTCCCCAGATTCTAGAATACCGCCAGCAATGAATTTAATCCATTTAGGATTTCTTTTTAATCTACGTAGGAGAGACCACTTAGTGGGATACATATTAGCAATGAAAAGAAACATACACCCTTCAGGTGATTTAGCTTTCATTGCAGTACCATACATCCAAGTTTCTAATGCTTCCGAAATAGTTGGAGAATCTGCGTCCTCACGAGATTGAATGTCATCGAAAATCATTACATCTGGACGTAGATTCTTTTCATTAATACCACGAATTCCAGTACCAGAACCTGCAGCTTTTAACATAATATTTCGACCACGAAAGCCGAATTTCTTCATATCTTGGCGATCTATTTCAGCTCCTACTTTCCAATCACCAAATAATTTTTTAATGTTTGGTTCATCTAACATATCACATATGTCAGCAATGATAGAAATTGCTTTACGATCAGTCTCAGAAATTACAAGGATGAATTGTTTCTTAGTGAAAAGAATACAATAA